CATACTTGATTGGCTTCATGCCTTGATGCATTTTTTTCTCATGCTTATTTAGCATGGATGCCATCATTTTTTTGTCCTGTTTTAAATCTGCTTTGTCCATTTTCAACTCCTAAGTTGTTGCTATCGTAACTGTACCAATACTCACCGTTAAAGCCAAGTAATTTGGCGTTAAAACTGCATCAAAGAACGATGATCCACCCACTGGATTCCATCCCCATTGAATTATCCTACTTCCGCCCTCTACAGTACCCAACCCATCTGGGGCAGTACCACCAGTAAGGTTTGTCTGTAGCCCGCTAGTTCCAGATGTGACATAACTCAAGTCTGGTCTTGGCTCTCTCAATGCCTGAGCATCCTCAACTGGATACATACCCAATTGCAACTGCGGCTGATCTGGCTCCCAACACTCAGGACATACTTTGATGTTTACCTGCTTTGTCTTAATAACCAGTTTTTTTAACTGCTTGAGCATGTACCGCTGACCACAGCGATCACACTCCGCAATTGCCCATTTGCCAGAGGCAAACTTATTAGGCATACATCATGCCCCTTGGAACATAACGATCAGCCGCCTTGTCTCTATCCTCAGTAGATGCTAACAACCACTGCTCTTCGTATTCAGATTTTAAATACGGGCTACGCGCCTCAGCACCTGCAATCTTTTGCGATAAGTAGAAAGCCAACCCAGCAACCATGCATGGGATAAATCTAAATGGAATGTCTTGTACGTTTACACCGCCACCAGCATCTTGCATACGACGTAGACGCCAGTAAACAAACGTGTACTGATCGCCGGGATCTGCAGGCGTTGGCCACACATTAATGCATGGGAGAAAATTGGCATAGATGGCTGCACCAGCCGTATGCGCGGCAGCAGTGGTGTTGTTCTGCGCTCTAACGCAATTTAACAACTGATTCCCACTTACGTTTGCATAGTAAATGGTCTCTGAACCAATGTTGATAAACCCAGTAGATCCAACTTGTGTGGCATCACTGATGGTAATTGTTGTGTCAGACGACGTAATAGTCGAGGACAACGTGGCTGTTGTCAGGTTTACATTGCCAGACTGACGGTTAATCCAGACTTGGATAGGACGGCCAGTAGCGTTTTTGTTTGGAATGGTTGAGTATGTTGACTCAGAAATACGTGTGATGCTTAGGTCAGATTGGTTCTGTCCTGAGCCAGTACGGGTCACATGATCCAACAGATCAATCGTATCCACTGGAAATGGATAGGTAATCTGATTGGTGTTCATGTGGATGATGCCCTGCTCAATCGTCCATAGGTTAATACCTCTGTTCGCCCATTCAATGGTCAACAGATTAAGTGAACGGCGGGCTGTACGCATATCGTATCCAGACCGCATCTCAGAACCGCAACGCTCAAACGCCTCCTCGATTAAATCGGAAAGGTTTAGATTGAATGCAGTGGTTCCAGAGGTATTAGCCATTACTTCATCCCTTTAAGAGTCTCTGCTAGGCGGGCGCGCTGTCCCAGTTTGCCTGGGGCTTTCGCTGCTTTTGCTAGTTTGCTTGCGGGAATCTTGCTCCCTTTTTTCACACCAAGCTCTGAGCGCAGAGCGCCGGGTTTCTTGATTGCTTTTTGGATCCATTTTTCAGCCATGATTACCTCTTTGCTGTTTTAGCAGATTGGACAAATGCGTCTGCAGTAGGTGCACCTTTGCTTCCAACCTTACGCATCTTTTCACCAGAACCTGCGGCTATACGTTTTCTCTTGGCGTTGATATTGGCATAAAGTCCAACCTTCCCACCTTCTGCGTATTCTGTGAAATCAGTGTCGTCGCGGCGCGCTTTACGTTTACCGCTAGGCATTTTGCTGGGGGCTATATCTCCCATACCGCGACTGGGTCTCATTTTTTACCCTTCATGTAGCCACCGCCACACATAACCATAGTGCCTTTGGTCTTGCCACGTTCAGCAATTCCATCTGCACGGCTGGAGGCGGAGATCTTTCCACCCTTAGCCCTTTTGCTTACCGGCTCATCCACTGGAGTCCAATCAGGATATTTGATTGGCTTAGGTGCAGGCGTTTTAGGCGCTGGCGCTTTAGGAGGAGCCTTTGATACAGGCTCATCCACAGGCGTGTAGTCTGGGTATTTAAGCTCAGCCATGATTAGCAAATCTTTCCACGGGTCTTGCCCTTTTGTGCAATACCGTCAGCACGACGGGATGCAGTAGAACCGCCTTTAGAAAACTTTACTGATCCCATGCCCGTATAGCCAGATTCAGATTTAGTACTTTTAAGCGGTAAAGGTTTACGTTCTTCACGCTCAGGCATCTTCATCTTGTTCGTACCATAAAACGTACGTCCTTCTGCCCTGCGCTTAGCCTCAGCCTCAATCTCTCGATCTTGGAGGCTTTGGTATTTTAGAGATGGCTTAGGCATACGGGCAGCTAATCTTGCCGCCTCATCACCAGTATCCGTTACTTTGGATGCAACAGATTTAGTGGGCGCAGCAGATTCTCCGCGACGGGTTAAACCTTGTTGCTGATTCATGTAATCACGCAAACTCAAACCTGATTTAGCAAGTTCTTCTTTGGTAACAATTTTTGGCTTAGCGCGTGAAACGGCTGCAGCTTCTTCGTCACGCATACCTTTTAAGATATCTTCTCCACGCGACTCTGCCTGAGCATCATCGTAGGCTTCTTTCATCCCAGAATTGCTATCTTCGCTAGTAACGTATCCATCACTAGCGTAACGTTTTACTTTGCTTTTTGCCATGATTAATTCCTTAGCAGGCTTTGCCACCCATGCTCATGCGGATTTGCTTAGCCTTGGTTTTGCCTTTAGAAACAATACCATCAGCAGACTTATGACCAGAAGAAAGACCGCCAGCAGCCATTTTCTTCATGCCACCTTTTTTCATACCCATCATGTTGCCAGCCATAGCAGTTTTAGCCATAGGAGTAGGAGCTTTCATGCCGTCTTTAGCAGTGCTCATACCGGGTTTCATTACGGGTTTGCCCATTTTAGTAGCCATAGTCTGACCTCCATTTTTAAAAAGCGCCTGCTCACCGTGATTGGTTTTAGGCTGGTTAATTGATTGTCGCTTAGGTTGAGTGTCTACGCCACCTTTACTAAACTTTTTTCCTTTGTCGGCTTCCGCAAAGTCGCGTCCCACGGATTGTGGGATCCCGACCTTTTTGGCAAACGCAGCATTGTGTGCTACGCCTTCCATCAAATTGTGCTGTGCTTTGCTCTTACTTGGCATCACCGCCCCGATTGAATAAGTTGGTCAATCTTTGCTTCAAGGCGATTGAAGCGCTGGTCAATATGGTCAGTAATGCGCTGCATTTCTGTTTGAGTAACGTAATCACGGGCTACCTCCTCACGGGTAATGTTTAATAGGCGCTCAACACGCTTAACATCTTCACCTACATCTTTTACTTGAGCAAGTTTTTCCCTAATGAATAGCCCAAAGCCACCCATTACAACGGACAAAACTGCTGACCAAATAAGACTGGGTTCCATTAGCACATCTTTCCACGGGTCTTGCCTCGTTGGGCTATGCCATCAGCACGGCTAGAGGCAGTAACCTTTCCGCCTTTTTTATAGTTGTCAGGCTTGTAGTGCGACGCCATTTCTCCAGCCTCTGGACTTTCCTCTGTCACTCTACTAAAAGTAGCGTCCACTGATTTGTCTTTGCTAGAAGAATCTTTTGCCGTTGCGCTTTCTGGCATCATGGATTTTGCTCCAGCACCAACAGTAGCGGCGCCAGCAGCGCGTACAGCCGTTCTATTGGCAGCCCTAGCCTTAGCCTCTTCAACGGCTTGTTTAGCACCGCCTTTTAAATGTGATGTCTCAGACATCATCTTATTGATGTCGCTAAGAGTATTAGACTTTCCTTTGAAGGATGGAATGTTGCTCCATTTGGTACCGCCAATACCGGCGCCACCGCCTCCACCACCGCCCTCAAGCAGTGCCTCATCTAAACCTTTGATTTTTGAAGTTGCCATATCAACAGTTCCATGCCTTAAGGCTTTTGTTAATCCTAGAGTTCGGGTCTTTCGCTGTCTTTGCGGATGTCAATTTCTTTTTCATCCCTTCCATGCGCGCGCAGAAAGAGTCTTTCCTTGAGCCGCCTTCTGGTTGAGGCGCTTTCAAGTTCATCCCTTGCTTTT